AGAGCAAGAGCTTCTTGGCGTATACGACCGAGTTCTGTGATGTGCCGTTCAAAGCTAACCTCATACTTCTTTTGTATTTCTGATCTGAGTTCGCCAATGTATTTAACGACGAGTGGAAACTTGTTTGGATTGCGCAGCTCAGACGCGCGCACATGGCACGAACCTTCGGCATAGCCTGCTTCTTTAGCACATTCAGTAGGTGTTTTACGTCCTTCATTGTATACCAATAGCTCCGCAAATTTCTTTTGCTGTTCAGTTAATAATTTGGGTAATCCCATAGATGTAAATATAAGTAAGTTTACTTGTGATTACAAGTTTATTCTTCTACGATTTTTTTAATTTTAAGTCGGCCCATGTCTTCGTATACAACAGCCTCTACTTCTTTGCACTGCATGTATATGCCTTCTTGTTCCTCACCTATTTGTCTAGTAATTAAACGCTTCTGTTTCAAACAGTCAGAAAGTCCATCAGTTGGCACCATCTCTACTGTCGAACCGTTCTGTATCATAAGTATTGCGAATACAACTTTAATGGTTTCCATTTGTTTTTGACTCCAAGTCTATTAATCGTTCTTCATGAAATTGTATAACCATGTCGTTCTTTAGTATCATGGGTATCTCTGATTCCATCTGTTCTTTTAGCTTGTCTACGTTTTCACCAAGATACTCAACCAACATGTAAAGCTCTTGGACTTGTGGACTAACCATGCCCCCTTTAGGGACAGAATCAATAAAAGCATTTGCAGCTTCTAAGTCTTTAGACATCAATCTTAAATCTGACTCTATACTATTAAGTCTTTCAATGACACCAAAGGCGAACCAAGCACCCACAAGCAAACTGCCAATAATAGTGAGTAAGTTACGTACCGGCATCGAAACGGAGGTGTTTTCATCGACATCTAACCTTTTCATTATAATAACGGATTATCTAATGACGCTTTTAGTTCGTCTATCTTTGCATCTAAAAAATCTATTGCTGCTTGATTTACAGACGTGTCTGATTTTAACGACTCAACAACTTGTGATAATGCTCTTAACTCTTGCATAATTTCTTTGTCACCTTTTATGATACGGTCATGTGTATCTGTAAGATCAACTTGTTGATTGATTACAAAATCTTGTTCTTCTATTGCTGATAGTCTTGTATTAAATTCACCCCATGCATAAAAACCACCACCGATTGCGCCAACGACGCCAACGAGTGCTGCATAACTAGATAGTTTATTGATTAGATCTGGCATTTATTTTCTCCATTAGTTTCCTGTATGCATCTGACGTCTTTTTCTTTGCTTCTATCATTTTGATTTGATGCTGTACTAAAGGATCAGTGCCTACAATATTTGCCTGTGTAGCATATATTGTTTTATCATAACTAGCAAGACTGACCTGCATGAAGAACATAGGGTCGCCGCCTGGTAATTGACGTGTGTCAAACAGTGCAGCATTTGTATCAAAATAACTAGAAATATCAGCTTGTTTTGCTGTCATTTCACGAGATACAACTTCATTAATTACATCAAGTGTTAAACTAACTCTTTGCATTTCGTTTGATACTTTGCTTTGTATTGCTTTTTCTATAGCGGCAACTTTAATATCTAAATCAACTTCCACATCTGCGTCAGGTTCTTGAGCTGGCTCCTCGACAACCTCTTCTTGTTTGGCAATCTCTGTTGTCGGTGCTGGTTCGTCTGCAATAACTTCTTCGCTACTGGGTTGCTCTGCAACTTCTTCATCTATAATTTCCTCTTCAATTGGTTCTTCTTCTATAATTTCTTCCTCTACCATGGCCACCTCTTCTACTGACTCCGGCTCTGGTTCAGGCATTGGTTCAGGTTCTGTTTCTATTACAAATTCTTCATACACTTCTTCTATAAACTCGTCTTGCATTTCTTCTGTAAATTCCTCTACAAACATTTCCTCTTCCATAACTATGTCTTCTATAACCGCCTCCTCTACCAGAGGCAGATCATCAAATAGTTCTACATTAGAATCATTCCAATCTACATCCATGTCCATGTCAATATCTGTTTCAGGAACGTATGCCAATTCAATGTCTTCGTAAAAGTCATCTTGATAGTAATCGTCTTCAAAAAAAAATTCGTCAGCTATCATATAATCATCTTGTATGTCAAAATCTTCTTCAAAGTATTCATCATTGAATGAGTATTCAATATCTATTGGAATAGGCTCTGGTTCAAAGAAGTCGTCAGGTATGTCGTAAATAATAGTATCGATGTCGTCTATTATATCTTCAACAATATCTATTTCGTCTTGCCCAGGACATGTAGGTGGATTCTTTTGCCAACAATATTCAACTGTTGTCACAGTTGTTGCTGACAGTGCAGTGTAGTCTATGGTTAATGTTGGATCTTTTACATCTACACCTGCATGACCACCGTTGTAGTTTTTATTACCTTGTATATCAAAACTAAAACCTGCTGTAAGTGTGCCGTGTGTCGTGTCTGGGTCAGCATTCATAATTAAAGTGTTGCCATAATTATTAAACTGATAGTTGTGGTTTGTTGTGTCTTCAAATGTTGTGCTTTGTGTTGTGGTGTCAACACCGTTAGATGCTATTTGATACATTGTGACTGTTGACTCAGTTGGGTTCCACCATCGTATGTCAGCATTAAAGTTAGAAGTAAAACCTAGTCTTAGTTCTTCTATTGATACATAGTCTTCTGATTTAATTGTAGTCTCTGCATATGCACCATCTTTACCCGTGAGATAAATGTGTTCGTTTATATCTGATGAGTCTGGAAACATAGAACCATTCCATGTACCATCTATGAAATCATGTGATATTAAGTTGTCTGTTGTAATAGGATTGCCTGTTGTTACAGTGGTAATTGTAGTTGTATCACCTACGTTTGGTGTGTCTGGTATAATTACTACGTCAGTCTTGGCTACCGAGGATAACAGCGTTGCCGTTGCCGTCAACAATAATAGGTTCTTCATTTAACTCCTCCAATATTTTATTGTCTACTTTTTCCATGTATCGTAGTGTTGCCACGTACTCTTCATAGTCTGGTCTTTCTTTATCGTATTTGTTCCACTCTTCTAGTGCGTCATCACCAATCTTACCATTAAAAGGACAAGGCGTACCAGCATGTGCCATGCTTTGGAACACCCTGCTGTCTTGACATAGTATGGATACAGCAGCAACCTTCATGTTAAAGTCAAATAATAATTTAGATAGTTTCATACGTTCACAATTCATATCACGTTTTGTAATACCAAGGCTTGCGCCTATTAATGGTTTTTGCACACCTGCAGATACACCTACAGTGCAAAGATCTTGTGACATTGCGGAGATACCTGGTGCAGATGCAGAAGGCACCGTGCGTTGGTCGCCAGTGTAAGAGTTGTTATTGTTTGTAGTGCTGTTGTTTGTAGTTGTGTTAGATGATGAACCATCTTGATAGTTTGTTGTAGCCTCACTGTGATAACCACCTGTGATTGCAGTATTACTAGCTGATGATCCTGATGTAGTTTGTGTGTTATTTGTTGAACCGGCACCTGTAACGTCTGCCATTGCAGAGTCCATTAACTTACCAAATCCCCATAAAAAGCCGCATAGTACAACGACAATAATTAAAACATTTTTCATAAAACTCCCCCAAGTTTTAATTTATATTTGCACTAACACCTCCAGCGACGCCGTGCTTGTCTAATCCTAGAATTAGGATCGTTTCTAGTTTTTGCTGATGATCTTTTTAGCTGACCAGCCGAGCGTGCGCAATATGATTTACGTCTCTTTGCAGCTTTGCTACCTTTTTTAACTTTACCGGTAACTGCTGTTTTTAATTTACTTCCAGGGTTTGCACGTCTATAGGCTGCAACACCTTTACGTGTCATACCAGCACCGGCTTTAGTCTTGCGATAGTTCGCACCTTTGCCAGTTGTGGTCTTAGGTATGTTCCCCCTGCTGGTAGCCATTAGCTACTCTTTTTCTTTTTCTTCTTAACTGGTTTCTTTGCAGTTTTAGCAGATGCTTTTAAAGCTTTGTCAGTAACAGAACCTTTACCTGGTTTACTAGTACCTCTTTTTTTAGCTCGGTTCATATAATAATACAAACCTTTTTTAACTGTTCTGCCGTCTTTAGTTACGTGTGTATCTTTAGCCATTATGCTTTACCTCCACGTTTCATTCTTTTTTTCATCATGCCGCCGCCCATTTTACCTGCGCGTCCACCACGTTTCATTCTTTTTTTCATCATGCCGCCGCCCATAGCTGTTTTTCTTTTTTTCTTTTTAGGCAGGACACCTTTAGCAATAAGAATATCTTTCTTAGTCACTTTACCATCTCCTGACATATCAGGAAATTTTTTCTTTTTAGCTGTGCCACCGCGTTTCATTCTTTTTTTCATGCCCATCATAGTCTGTATCTCCTATAAGATTGTCGTTTTAAAACTGTGCCTTCATAATAATCTGAAGGCCATTTGTCATAATATCCATTTTTGCGTAAATTGTCACTAGCTTTTTCTAATTCATCAAACTTTTGTATCAACACCATCATAAACTCGTTATCTGGTTGCCATTCACCTGTATCTAAAAACTCTACAGGTTCATCTTCGTCCTCGTCATGTGGATGTGAGCCCATAAGGTATATGTCTTGAGGAACTAACACTCGATTTAATATGTCTATAACAGAACTTAATTCTTCTACAGTGTATTGAACGTCTTTACAGCCTACTATAACTATTTGTATGTCTGGGTCTTTTGCTAGTTTTGCGCCCTCTATTATAGCGTCTTGGAAAGCATTAAAGTTTTTACATTCTAATATTCTGTAAGTTTTCTTGAGTCTGGCTGTGCGTGCGTAAGGACATACCGGGACATTTCCTAAGTATTCGTTCTTTGGTTCTAGGTACTTCTCAGACCACTCAAGTATATCTTCAGTTATCGATTTCATTTAAATGTTTTTTAAGCATATCTAACAACCAGGGATTGTCTCTGTATACACCCATCATAAAATTACTGATAGTATTTACCACTAATTCTTCTGCATCATCTTCTTTTAGTGGACCGTTTGCTTGGTTAAGACTAGATACATACACTACAGCATGTAATATTTCATGCCATGTAGTATTGCAACGCTCTTGTCCTACCAATTTGTCTTGAATATAGATAACACCTTCTCTGGCCCGATACTCACCGTAGCTGTCTGTCATGTCATCCAATACAAAACTAGGATTTACATACTTGATCTTTATGGTTCTATAACCAACCTTAACTTCAGTAGGTCTGCCGTTTGCTGGCACTTCATGTGCTTCTGTTATTGCCTGTTTTTTTCTAATCATTCTATTCTCCTATATAGTAGAGATTTGACCCCCTAGTGTCAGAAATTTGACACAACTACCCCTCTCACACGGGTTAGAACGTAAAACTGCCAAAAATTGACACACTCTACCGCCTCTACCGTTGCAAAAACACCCTGTGGTAGACTGTTTCCTTAATAATATCATACATTTACCTCAATTACCACCACTACCGCCTGTTCTGCAAGTTCGTACAAAATAAACATCGTTGGGTCTAATCTCCACTATAGCACAGCCTCTAAGTGTTGCATAAATATCACACTTCTTCTGCATATCTATTCTCACAAAAAAACTCAAAACTTCTAAGATCGTCTCCATATTGAATAACATGTGGCGTCAACAGTTTTATTTTGTTCTCGTGTATATGTTTGTGACACTCCCACGTGTCTTTAAATGTCTTTTCTAAATACACCCGGTATCCGTTGTCCGCGGTGCTATGAAACATCAACACTATTGTTATAACAAAATACATTATCCGTTCTCCTTGTAAAATTGATCGAGGCGACGTAGGAAGTCATGTTTTGCTTGTCTGTACTCCTCGCCTTCTATCGTAAACTCCTGATAGTAAAGGTCCTTTGAGCACATCAAAATCACCCCTTTCTCAATTGTTGTACCGTAAACTGCATCATGAGCCATACCATACGCCGCCATTTGCAGAAAATAATCGCCAATCCATTCTCGTTGTTTTGGTTTATTTGTCTGCTTGAAGTCAATGATAGCCATAGATCCGTCGTGTTGTCCAACTAAATCGACTGACCCTGCGTATAATCCTGGATAATAAAGCGTAGCCTC